AAGAGCTTCTGCAGTCAAGGCGGTAGGAACTCCAATGTTAAATCAAATTAATAAAATGGCCACAGGCGGATTAGCAGTTAGATATGACATTCCAACAAAGTCTGTAATGGGCTATAGCGGTGGTGGTAATGTAAATGGTACAATTGGATCACACCTTTCAGTTGGTGAAATTAATATGCATTTTGCAGAAACACCATCAGATGGACGCAAATTGTTTGCAGAATTTAAAGAAGCTCTTAGAGTTGAAAATATTAAAGTTGGAAATTCTAAAACAATAGGGGGAAGATAATGTCAACAGTATATTTACCACAAGGATCCCTCGTATATTTAAATGGAACAATTAAATTATCTGAGCATAATCGTGCTCCCATGACTCTTTCTACTAATAGAATTGAACAGGTAAAAAGAATGGCTAATGGCTTTGCTAGAAAATATTTTGTAGCAGATAAAAAACAAATTAGTCTTTCATGGAATATGTTACCATCTTTTTCTACATATACTATTGATGGCGGATATGGAGCATTAGACCTTAAAGCATTTTATGAAGGTTCTGCAGCTCAGGCAACTGGAGCTTTATCTGGACACGCCACATTTGATGTTTCAGTAAAGTACGGAGGCGTTACAGAAGTATTTACAATGTATTTTACACAGTGTTCTTTTGATTTAGTAAAAAGAAATGTTAAACAAAAAAGTGGCGATACTGCACAAGAATACTGGGATGTTTCAATAACAATGGATGAGGTGTAATTTTGCCTTCATCCACAGACACATATACAAAGCCTTTAGCTTTTACTCCAAGCCAACAATTAAAAGATGTATTTAATAAACAAATATCTATTCAAAGTTTAGTTGGATGCGAAATAGAATATAATATGAATTCATTAATTGATGGAATTACTATTACATCTGCAACGCCAGATACCGCATACACTGGCGCATCTTCTACAAATGGAAATCCTTTTAAAAAATTATTTCCAGTAGATTCTATAATTAAACCATTTAGGCCGTTGGATCCAGGAATTAAATATTTTATTTTAGGCGGCACTGGAATTACAGATACAACAAGTCAAAGTTTTTCAAATTATAGAACATTATTGTACCCAGGAGAAGCTCCTGGGGATACCCCCCAGCCAAGAATATACTACCCTGGAGTAACTACATCATATAAATATTGGCTTTCTGCATTAAATTCAAATGCTGATATTACATTGATATATAAGCCAGACGGTTCCACCGTTGCAGGAAATAAATATGCGATTTCAAATAAAATTATTGTAAGATTTGAAAAGTTTCATTCTATTCCAACGGCATGTACTTTTACAGTAACAAAATCTGATAACACAACAGTATCCGTTTCTCCTACAATTTCTACTGACGGATTCGCAGTAATTTATTATGATGGTTCAACATGGACAAAAACTGTACCTACAGAACCGATTTCGTATTCAACACCAGTAGCAATTAAATCAGTTAGGCTTCAAGCAACAAATCCAGGTGGCGGTAAATACATTGGAATTATTGAATTATCTGCCAGATGGGTAAAAGATTTAACTGCTGATATAGAATCTATATCTATAACTAAAGATTCTTCAGCATCAAATACAGACCTGCTTCCAGTTGGAAATGTTACTGCTAATAATATGAGTTTGTCGCTTACCAAATATGATCCCGCAAATGTTAAAATGTTAGCTTATAATAGACTTTCTTCCAGTTTTGATACTGGTCTTACATATTTGGCAAAAAATGCAGAACTTAGACCATATTTTAAAATATACCATTCAAATGGTATCATAGGAACATCTCCAAATAAATATGATAAGGTTCCACAGGGATCTTTTTATATTAATGATTGGTCAACTACCGAATATGGAGATGCATCAATTACAGCATTAGATAATGCAAAATATTTAATGGAAACTATGTGTCCAGATATTTTATGTGAATCCTATCCAGTTACTGCAATTTTTAGAAGACTCCTAGATTCCATTGGGTTTACAAATTATCAATTTAATCTTTTAGATGATGACAAGTCTGTTCCTCAAATAAATTACTGGTGGACAGACGATACAAAAACTGTTTGGGAATCAATTCAAGAACTATGTAGAGATATTCAAATGAATGCCCTATTTGACGAAAATAATGTTTTACAATTTTATAGTAGAGATTATCTTTATGGGCAAACTGGATTGCAATGGAGTTTTTATCAAAATAAAGAAGGAGACATACTTCCAAATATAATTGATATTACACAGCAAGAAGTTGTAGCAGCAAATTATGTTACCGTGATTTGGCAAACACCAACCTTGTCTACATACACAGGAAGCTCTGGTCCAGTGTGGACATCTCCAACTACATTTCTTAGTTCTGGCGGGTTATTAAAAACAATTAACGCTACCGACATGGAATTTATTATTGACACACAAACTATTGATCCAAACGGTCAGCAACAAGCTTTTTATAACTATTCAGGATTTGTATTAATTGATTCAGAAATTATTGAGTACGAAGCCATTGGTTACGACTGTGTATTTTTAGATGGAACCAGTGGACATAAATGGATTTATTCTAGTTCAGATGTTAATAAATATTTAACTTTATGTAAATCTGGATATGCTGATCCAAATAATCCAGCTGGAACAGCTTATTTTAAACCAAGTGGAAGATACAAAGTTGTGCCCACATCTACAGATAGACCAACTGGAGGCAGAGGTTCTTTGGGGACAGTACCAGCATCACATATTGAAGCTGCACAAAAATCTATAGGCTGGACTGGCAGAGAGGTGACTTGGGCATAATGTACGATCCGTATTATATAAGTCCTACTGGTAGCTCTAATGCAGTAGATTTTACCGTGTATCCAAAAATTTTACAGCAAACAGAAACCGCAGTACAGTTAGATGTTGGCGTAACTTCGCCAGCTGCTACTGCATTTAAAATTATTGCACAAAAAATTAATCCAACTACTTATGCAAATATAGGTTTACCAATAACTACTAATTTTACAAATACTCCTCCATTATCTGTACAGGGTTTAACGGCAGGCGCTACATATTCGTTTACAATTACACCAATTTCAAATGGGACTGAAGGTAAAGGTTACACAATTTCTCCATACACAATGGCAACTACAGTATTTAATGGGGCAGCAGCTAGAAACTCTATAAACCCTATTGATTTAGTAGCTGGACAATCATATTTAACAATATCTAATGCAAAAAATTCAGCTAAAACTCTTTCAATGTCATACAAAGATTTTTCTTCAATTACATTACCAAGTTTTACATATGCTTCTGGTACCACATATTTAACAGCTGGAGCTCCTAAAAAATATAGCGAAACATACTATGCGTTTGGAACTAGTGTATTTTTAAAATCAGCATCACAAGGATATAATCCTTCTGCGGGTATTGGGTTTTTTGTTAATAATTTGGGCAAAACTGGATACTATATTTTGGTAGAAACAACAAAAGGATCTACGGCACAAGATAGAAAATCTATAAGAATTTGTAAGGCCGATGGCACAACTTTAACAACTTTAGCAGATACTCAGAGAAATGCAAAAACTACGTTTGAAGGAGTTTACGGCGGACAACAATATAATCTGGATGTTAGAGTAAAGATTTCAAATCAAACTGTTAACATCGATGCTTTTGTAAATGGATATAAAATTAGTGCCGTTGATACAACTGGAGTAGATCCAGCAAATAGTAAAAATATACTTACAATTTTAGATCCAACCCAAACCGTGGCCCTCGTATGTGGATCAGGAGATGTAGCGTTTGACTATGCATATGCAACAAATCTTGATATGCAAAAATATAATCAATCATTATTAGATCCAAATCTATACATTGGAAAATTTTCCAATGACCTATTAAATATGTCTTTTGGTAATATAATGTACGATTCTTCAAATGCTCAAGATGTTTTAAAATCTGCAGCAATTGAAGATTTTGGAACCGTTGTTAGAGAAATTGCTCATGTTAAAACAAAATTAGATGCAAGACCTGCGTTCCCAGTAAACTGGAGCACTGGTGGGAATAAAGCAATTAATATTATTGGACAAAAAATATCTAATTTTACAGCAGAGGCTTACGTATTAAATAATTCATCGACTACAGTTCCATTAAGCGATGGTTCCCAGGCGGTATTTTATTTATATGGAAATACTGTCGGTAATTCTGGAGACATACAATATTCTACAGATGATACAGCTGATTATATTAATAAGGAACCAGCACAGTTTGCATCAAAATGGTTACAAAATCTATCTGATGTTAAAGCATTAGCAGAGTGGATTAAATCTAAGGTAATTAATAAAGGTAAAATTGTTGTAATGAATGTATTTGGAAATCCATTAATTTCCGTCGGAGATATAATTTCAGTAAAGTATACCTATCTTGGCTTACAAGGAACTGAAAAAATGATTGTGACATCTGCAACAATAGATTATCAACAAGGAGGAATAGGTACCTCAATTACTGCTAGAACTCTTTAGCGAAGAATGGTATAATGATTAGATGATGACAAGAGTATCCAAAACCGACATAGCCGATGGCTACTCTATTGTTTTACCAGCAGACAGTAAAGACTTATTATTTTTAGATGCTAATAAAGTAATTATTAGAGACGCTGCTGCCTCTTCTTATGCCCACCTATTTGCTTCTTTTCCAGGTGCTGATATAGTAGATTCAGAAGCCGTAGACGCTCCTCCAGATCAAAGAGCAACAGATACAACAACAGCGGTTGCTCAAGATATTGTAGATTTAACAGCAATTGATACGATAACTTTTACAAAATATTTTGATCCAGTTACAAAAGAAGAATTAGTTAAAGCTACATTAAGAATTAAAAATACCAGCAAATTTGCAGCAAATGTTCAGGGGGTGGATGCTAGGATTTATAACCCTAGTGCATAATATGATTAAAGGAACTTATATATTTTATGAAGATGGTAAGGAAATTTTTAGACAATCTAATATTATTACCAAATTTGGAAAACGATTTTTTACAAATGTAATCGCTGGAAATGTACCTGCTGATACAAAAGATATTGCGGTTGGAATTACCTCTACGTCTGCAACAATAAATGATACAAGACTAGGGTTTGAATTTTATAGAATTCCAGTTTCCCTTTCGAGTATCGATATTCAAACTAGTAATGGAACTAGTACATATTCTGTTGTATATAAAGCAACGCTTCCTCAGACTGCAGCTGGCATTGTTTCAGAAGTTGGACTATATCCATCTCAAAGAATTTCTGCAAATAATTATGATAGCAAATTTATTACAGATTTTGAAAAACAATTAGATTGGTCACCTTTACCAAATTCTATTTCTGGAAATCAAAAAATTGGAAATGTATTACTATCAATGTCTTCAGGAAGCGGGACAGCTCAAGAATATATTTCATATATGGGATTAGATATTTCAGGGTATAGCATTAATGATACTTTAAAGTTGGCTTATTATAAAAATGATACAAATCTTTCATCTATTACCTTAAAGTTTTATAATGGAGATAGCAATTATTATTCATTACCTATAACACCAGATTCTGGAACTGGATATAAAATAACAACAGATATCCCACTGAATTCATTGTTTGGTTCTTCAACTGGATCTCCAGATAAATCTCAAATTAACAAAATTGGAATTGTCGTTACACCAACATCTGGTAATACAACAGTGGTAGGATTTGACGGATTAAGAATTAATGACGAGGACACCTTTGACCCAGCATTTGGATTAATTAGTAGATCTGTATTATCTACACCACTTACAAAGTTGGCTGGAAGACAAGTAGACATAGAATATCGTTTAGATTTAGGATTCTAAAATGGTATATCAGGATTTATTAAAAGATACATCTCAGGTAGACACAACTGATAAAAACTACTTTGATTTAATAATTACTGATTTAAAGCTTTCTACTACCTATCCACTTCAATTTAGATGGAAATATAATGACGGTACTTTTAGCCTTTGGTCTCCATCAAGAAACATTACTACTCCTGGACCAACAGTTCCAGGGGATCCTCAATTAAATGATGGTGCAGTTGTAGGCGGTGCAGGTTTTATTTCCGTAACTTGGACTGGTAAAGATGCATCTGGAAATACTCCGTATGGCTTAGATAGAGTAGATGTATATATCGCTGGTACCACATTTGGCGATGGAACAAAAGTTGCTGGTTCATTTAAACAAGCAGGAACCCAGACATTTGCAGCAGAACCTGGAATATATATAGTTCAACTTAAAGCAGTCACTGTAAATGGTGCTACATCTTTTTTCAGTAGTGCAAAAACAGTTACTGTTACTCCAACTGCTGGAGAAGCTATTGAATCCCCAATTGCACCTAGTTCTACTGGATTTACTTCTGCAAGAATATTAGGTGGAATTGAAGTTACATGGAATGGAACTTATCCTACAGCCTGGGGAGGATTTTCTGCAATTAACATTTATGCTGGAACATCATCGACTTTAACTTCTGGAACTTATATTAAAGTCGGAACGATGACAGCAAATAAAATTTCAAATACTATTGTTATTCCACAAGATGGTACTTATGTTAAATATGACACTCCAGTATATATACATGCTAGTTCTGTAAATAAAAATAATGTTGAATCTTCAATAGTTGCAAATGTAACAAGCCAATCTTTAGGTGCAAGATCAGCTATTGCTAGCGACCTTGCAGATCAAATTATTACTAGCGGGAAACTTGTAGATAGTGCAATAACAGAAGCTAAAATTGCAACTGGTGCAATTACTACTACTAAAATATCAGATGGTTCTATTTCAACTGCAAAAATTATTTCTGGTGCTATTACTTCTGATTTAATTATTGCATCTGCAATTACAGCAGATAAAATTGCAGCAAATGCGATTACTGCTACTAAAATTTCTGCGGGTTCAATTGATGTAACTAAATTAGCAGCTGGAACAATATCCGTTAACAATTTAGAAGCTGGACTTATAACAAGTAGCACATACGTTCGTGCGGGTACTGCAGGATCAGCAAGAGTTGAAATTGCAAGTACTACTCAAGGATCTATTTTGGCTGGTCTTTATGTTTATAATTCTGATAGTGTTGCAGTTTTATCTGCACCTTTATCTGGTGGATTATCTATTACTGGAGCGTTAACAGCAACTAGTATTTCAACATCTAGCAATAATTTTTCTGTAGATACATCTGGAATTTTAAAAGCAGTCAGTGCAGATATATCTGGAGTGGTTAAAGCAAATGGCGGTAACATAGGTGGAATTGTAATTGCATCAGATGCAATTCAAAATGGATCAACAAGCGGCAATTCAACATTTAGATTAGATAGTTCTGGCAAGGCTAGATTTGGATCAGCCAGTGGAAATGGAATTATTATTAATCCATCTCCAGCATCTGGAGGATATTATTTATATCACACTTCAGATGGAAGTTCATATGATTCCAAGTTTGGAGTAAGGGATGATGGTACCTTATTTGCGTATGGTGCAACTGTTACAGGAACAATTGAAGGTTCAAGTCTGTATCTAAATAGCAGTAACTATTGGAGAGGTAATTCTGGATTTCAAGTTAGTGCTACAACTCAATCATCTACAGATATCGTTGAGACAGGTTCAACATATTCATCAACATCTTCCGCTTATGCATATTCAACAATTACGGTATCTGCATCAGAAGTTGCAATTTATCACCTGCCAGCATTGCAAAATAATGTTACTGTGACTAATTATATTTCTGGTTCTGGAGACCCTAGTGTTACTCAATATGCTAACTATACTTCCTCCGCTTCATTTGGACCATATGCAAGACAAAGAACTATTGTCGCAGACCCTTATGACAATAATAAATTGAAAAAGGGTATGGCTGTTTATTATGGTCAAAGATCTTTGGTGCCTTCGACTTCTACAGGATATGTCGGTGATCTTTGGGTAAGTTGGGCTTAAATGGCACAAAAACTTTTTGTTAAAACTAATGGATTATCTTGGAACCAAGTTACTGATTTTTTTGTTAAAACAGAAGCTGGAAAATGGTCTAAAGTAACTAGAGCATTTGTAAAAGTTGCTTCAAATGCTTGGTATCAATTTTTTCTTAATGCAGATCTTCCAATGCCATCAAATACAGATAATATTTCTATTAGAACAGGCGGATATAATGGAGCAGTAGATTATACATACGAATTTATAGATACGCCATTATACGGACACGATGGAGCATATACAAATTATACTTCAATATCTGGAAGAAAATTTGTTTATGCCACTACTTCGGGCGGCAATAAAAATAATTTAGAGCTAGATGATATTTTAAATACTCAATCAAAACAAATTTTAGCAGATGGAACATATGTTCAGTATACAGTGCATGTTGCAAATGGATCGGACTCAGGAAACTCCATTGATCCAATTTCAGATCCAATATTTATGATTAAACGTATGCCATCAATTAAATCAAAATCTTTGTCTGGAACTTTAACTGCAGGATCAACATTAACATTCAATTTTAATTTTGCTAATAACTGGTATGAAAGCGTTGACCAAGTGGCCTCTAAAATTCAATGGTACAGATCATCAAATGGAACTAGTTTCGATACATTATTACAAGAAACTCCTGTTTATTTATTAGTTAGCAGTGATACTTCCTCGGGACTTGTCGGAAAAGATACTTATAAAACCGTAGATCCAGATGACACTGGAAGTTATATTGTTGTAAATGTAGTTTTATCAAATTCATATACAAACTATCCCAGTCCAGGAACGATAACAGATTCTGCAACCAAAACTTCAACAACTATATCTGGTAATATAAATATTACTACAAATGATTTTACTGATTCTGTTTTAAATGAAAGAGCATATGATAATAGCTACGGTCTAGGAGCAGGAGGCGGGTGGTATTTAAATGCTACCGCCACTGGTGTAGATTCATCTACAACATATAGAACTAGATATAGAATATTTAACTGGCAAACTGCAGTATATTATAATATGAATGGAACTTCGTATTCAAACCCTGAATCAGCTTGGACTTCTTATACTGCAAATTCTTCTGGAACTGGTACCATTAGTAATGTTTCAATATCAAATGGAACTGCAACAATTAAAGATTATTTTTATATTGATGAAACATATTTTAATGGTTCTACATATGTTGTTAGCGGAAGTGCTCTTCCTAGATGGGCAATTGAAGTAGAAGTAGCAGCAATTAGAGCAGGAGCAACAACAACTGCATCTTATGGACTTATTTATATTCATGCTGGGATTTATCCATCTATATCAGTAAATAAAACAAGCACGTCGCCAAATACAAGTTTAACATTTTCTGGAACACTTTCTGGATATCCATCTAGCTATGTCGGATATCCGACAAAATATAAAATAGATTATGGAGATGGATCAGATAGTGGATGGCAAACATTTTCTTATGGTACAACAACACCACAAAACTATAGCCTAAACCATTCCTATGATAATTCTGGAACTTACACTGCAACTATTTTTGCGGCTCCAATAAAAACAACAAAAACTACGACTATTACAGTTTCACCAGCATTAACAGCTCCAACGATAACAAATGTAACTCAAGTAGCAGCATATGCTCCAATTACTGCTACCGTAACTGGAGGAGGGCCATACTATCAAATGTATTGGACATACGGTGCAGCTCCAACTGGATCATTTACACCAGATGCTACATCTTCTACAACAACGTTAACAGATTCAACTGGACCAACTTCAGTAGGTAGCGTAAATGTTTATGTTAGATCTACATCAAGTTTAAATGAAACTAGTATAGGTCCTTCAGGACTTGCCAGTGATTGGGCAAATTATCCATTTACAGTTTTAACAGATACCCCGAATCAAACGATTGCCCCAAGTGTTTCTCCGTATTATCCTACAGACGTATATTATCCAAATTCTATTTCTTGGTCTGGTGGCACATATCCAAATGCTAAATCTGTAACTTCAGTTTTAATATATGGTATTTACCCTACAGATTTTAAATCACCCACATTTGATACTTCTGCATCTTATAGAACTGCAAACCCATATTATTTGGCATCTAATGATGGTACAGGCACACCATATTATTTTGCAGTTAGAGATACAGTAATTGGATATGATAATTTGTCATATTACTATTATTCTTATCCTAATAGATATGTTAGGTCTCAACCTGGAACACTCTCTGCTCCAACATATGATTCGTATGTTTCATCAGTTGGTGGATTTACTACAAAAATTAATAATTATGATTCAAATAATACATATTCTGTTTCATTAGGTTCTTATAACAGTTCAACAGTGCCTTCTGTATCTGTTAGTGCAGGTACTGTAACAATGACTGGAATGTCAGATAGTTCTTATGCATATTTTACCGTTACAGTTTCTAAGGGCGGATATTCAAATAATTCCTCACAAACGTATGGATATTCTGCCGCATTTTCTTCTCCAACCCCAAGTAGCGTTTCTTATAGCAGTAATACATTTACAATTAATTTTTCTGGTGGTTCTGGACCATATTACCAAGTCTGGTATCAAGCCACACAAGCTACAAGTGCACCAACATTAAGTGGAACAGTTAGTTCAACACCAGACGCCACAGGATCTTCTTCTCCAATTACAAAAACACTTACAGGTTCGCCTGGATATACATATCACTGGTGGGTAAGATCAGCAAAAACATTAAATGCTACTGGATCTGGAAACGTAACAGACTGGAGCGGTCCAGTATCTGTAACAATACCAAATGTTAATATGACTACAGCTCCTACATATTCGGTAACCAATACAACTACTGGTTTTACAGCATCTGTTAATAATACTCCAAATCCTTCTGGCGGAACATATGGTTTATTTTCAAACTCAAATGGAAATGCTAGTACAACAGTTAATTACAGTACTGGAGCCGTAACGGTTACTGGTTTATCTGCTGGAGCTTCAAATACAGTAACAGTAAGCTATTCATCTTTTGGATATAATACTACATATCCAACAGCAGCTGGAACTGCATTATCTACATATACCATTTCATATAATGCTAATGGTGGAACTGGAGCTCCATCATCTCAAACTAAAACTTCTGGAAATACATTAACCCTTACATCAACAAAGCCAACTAGATCTGGATATACTTTTCAAAATTGGAATACAAATTCTTCGGGAACTGGAACAAGTTACTCTTCTGGAGGAAGTTTTACAACAGATGCAGATACTACATTATATGCAATATGGTTGATTAATGCACCAGCAAATCCAACTAATTTTACAATTAATTCTGCTGGTACTGCATCATGGACAGCATCTTCAACAGCAACAAGTTATAATATAGTGCTTTGGCTTGCAAGTAGTAGTGCTGGTAAAAATGCTTATTATTATGGAACAATAACTGGTATTACTGGAACTAGTTATGTTCTGCCGTCTGGAACAAATCCCACCACGGGTGTTTTTTGTAATTATAGAGAAGGATATATAATTGCGGTAAATGCTGGTGGAGCTTCTGGGGGAACTGCCTGGTATCCATCATCAACTACATATGTATAATTATTAAAATGGAGAAACATAAATATGTTAAATAATGAAGAAAAAATACAATTTATTATTAACGAATTAAATAATTTAAAAGTTATTAGAGAAGGATTTATCAAAAACGAACCAGAGCATTTAGGGAAATACATTTTAGAAGACGAATTGGCAATTTGTGACTCTAGAAAAGCTTTTCTTTTAAGCACGTTAGAAGGTTTAGGTGGTCAATATGTTACTATTGACTAATTTTTAATTAATGATATAATATGAAAGGAGGCAAAAATGACATATGAATTAACAAACGAAGAAAAGCTTCAGATTGTAGATCAACACCTTAAATCTTTAGAATTTTCTCTTTATGGATTAGAACTAGATCTAATCCAAGCCCAAGCTGCTACTCCAGTAGATTCAGCTCAAGTTACATCAGTTAATGATTCAATTTCAAAAATTGAAGCTAAAAAAGATGCAGTATTAGTAGAACGTACTAAATTAGTATAATAGAATAGGTAAACATGGCAAGTAGAGAAGAATTAGTAATAACTGCATTACAGCAGCGCATTGGAGAATTGGTATCAAATTATGAAACTCAAATGGCAATTTTACGTGCAGAAATTACAGACTTGGTTACTGGAAGGAATGCAAAGAGTGAAGCGGTTCAAGAATTCTCCGAGCATATTAGTAACCTCTCCGACTAATTTTCCATCTGGCATAGCTGTTAAAACAGATAAGGCCACATATTGGATTAAAGACGGAAAAAGATTTAAGTTGATTTCAGATAGGGCTGAAAGATCTTGGTTATTTACAACAGTAAATGCAACCGAAGAAGCCCTGTCTGGGATTAGATTGGCTGGAAAACTTGGTTTTAGAGACGGTGCTTTGATAAAAAACATAGCAGATGGTAAAATATACTTAGTATCTCAGAATAAACTAAGACACATTGTTGATCCAGATTCTTTTACAAGATATGGGTTAAATAGATCTTTAACTATCGAAGTCTCAGAGTCTGAAATAAAAGCACATGAATTTGGGGAGGACTTATAATGGCAGATTTAATTTCTGTTGTATTTAATGAAGGTGAGCCATTAGACCCTAAAAAACTTAATGATTTAAGATTAAATATTACAAATACTTATGCTACTGCGTCAAGTCTTCAAAACTCTACATCCTCTGGAACACAAACAATTCTTATGGATACTGGACAAACTCCTTCAGTAACAGTAACTGTTGGAAAAATTGGAACCGTAGCATTGCCAATCAATGCTAAATTTGGTTCTACCATTCCTACATTTGTGGTCTCATTAGGCTCTACATTAGCCGCAGGAGACTCAGTGAGTGTCGGTGTTACAAATACTTCAACCCAAACTCCAAAAGCCGTCATATCTTATTCTGCGGCTCCTAAAGGAACCACATCCAAATCTTTTGTAATTAATTATATTGCATTTGCATTGGCTTAACCCCTTGACACCCTGAGTGTTTATGTTATAATTTAGTTGTATCTAAGTCACGAAATGCGTGACTTTTTTTGTATTAAGGTTTTTAAATGGCGAATGATTTAAAGTGGATGCTATCATCTGATCAGCAATTTCCATATCAAGATGACAAAGCAATTGCTTTATGGTTTAAGGTTATGAAATGGTTTAAGCCAGATGTAGTAGATTATTTGGGCGATACAGATGATCAGGCATGCTACAGCAAGTATACCGAAGGTCGTTCAGCGGAATTTTTAAACCTTCATAAAACTGATAGCAAAGATCTTATTGTGCCAATGATGCGTCATGAGGCAAAAGGAGCAAGAGATTTTTATGCTAAAACTCGTGAAATGCTTCCAGATGCACAACTGTTTTCCGCTTTAGGAAATCACGATATTAGAATTTTTAATTATGTGGACGCAAAGCTTCCAGATTATATTAATGAAGTAACCCCAGAATCCCTATGGTCTTTGGATTCTTTGGGTTACGAATACATTTATTATAACGAACTGCCTAAACGGAGATTTGGAGATATCCACGTTCACCATGGACTTTCAATTGCCGATACTGGAGCTGTTAGAAAAGATATGAATGATCTTCAAATTTCATTAATTCGTGGACATTCACATAGAATTGCATCTCATTTTCAAACATACGAGCTTAGAAATAATGGCGAAGGTGAAACAATTCGTGGTTATGAAATTGGACATATGTGTGATGAAAAAAGTTCTGGAATGAAATACATGCAACACCATGATTGGCAAAAAGGTTTTGCAATTGCTCACATTGAAAATGGAGAATATCCACATATTCAAATGGTACATATTTCTCCAAACTATACTTGTGTAGTAGATGGAAAGTTATTTAGCTTATAATGTGGTGCAAAAAATGTGGTGGCAGGGTTTTTATAGATAGAGTATTTTCTCAAAAAATGCATATTGAGCTGTACTGCTTAATGTGTGGTAAAAGATGGATGATCAATAAAGAAACGAGTGCATTCGGAAGATGGTTGTACAAAAAAGAAACCGAACACAAAAAAAGTTTCGGTATTTTTTCTTAAACAATAAATTACATAAAGTAATAAGAATGTCCAGGTCTAAAGATCAGGTCGTTGCTTGGTGCTATGATGATAAGAAAAGATTATTATATTCTTATATTGATGTTCAAAAAAATATGCAAAATGCATATACAGTTAAACAAGTAGGTCAACTATTAAATAGACATAAGATTACTCTCGAAGAATATATTTTGCAGGGCAAAATTAGCGAACCTAAAAGAATATATCCAATAGGCAATCCTGATAGCAAATGGTCTCAATTTATGTTTAGTGAATCTGATATACTTAAAATTCATGAATATATATTAGAAGCTGGAAATACTAAAAATATTCCTTCAAGATCTGAATTGATAGCCCTTCTCAAAAACAATATGATATTGTATACTAAGACAGAAGACGGAAAGTTTGTACCTGTATGGAAGGCGGAATAGTGAGCAGAGTTGTTATTTGTCCAGACTGTAAAAAAGAATGGGAACTTCGTTGGGGTATTTTTGGGCACGATAGTTTATCTAGACATATGAAGGCGGAACACAAATGAAAGAAATCTTAGGGTATGGCTTAGTTATATTTGGCACCATCATTGCTTTAAATATTGGAGGTTTTAGAAAATGACAACTAAAGTAAAGGTCGACTTATCGTTTACTAGAAATCTAGGAAATTATGAAAGCATTAAAATTGGGATTGGCGTTGAAGATGATATTAGGCAGGGCGAGAATGTAGATTCTGCTACAGAAAGAGTTTATAAGTTTGTAGAAGATAAACTTATTGAGAAAACTCGTGAAGTTGAAGAAGAGTTAAAGCGTGGCAAATAGTAAAGAACCTTATATTTTGTTGACCACATATCAAAATTTATATAAAGAAAAGTATAATAAAGTGCCAACTTTAAATAAATATAGGGATAAATGGGGAATGCAAGATGTGATAGATAGCGTCGGATATTCTCGTGCAGATGAATTATTAAAATATTATTTTAGAGTTGGAAAGCAGGGACATTCTCTGCAATTTTTCTTTTACAATTTTGATAAATTAGATATAATGGAAAAAGAAATTGTAAGGGATAAGCAAAATAGACAAGTTTTGCAGGCGGCTACCAAGAAGTTAGTTGAGGAGGAGACAGAGTGAATACAGAAGCAACATTAATATCTTCAGTTTGTAAGAATAAAGATATCAGCACCCTGCTTGCGGATAACGTGGATGATCTATTTACATCCCACAAAGATATCTGGGAAGGTTTAAAGTCATATTATTATAAATTTAAATCTGTTCCAGAGGTCGGAGTTCTTCAAGAAAAGTTTAAGGATTTTGAGCCAGACACCAATATTAAAGCAGAAACTGGATACTATTTAGATATTCTAAAAAATGAATATCTTTCTGCAAAACTTAAGAGTATTATTTTGCAAAGCGGTTCCGCATTAAAAGAAGATGCTGCCGCTAGAGTGCTTGCCGATATGCAAAGCAAGCTTGCTAATCTTTCTAGGTTTACAAATAATGTAAGAGATTTAGATGTTACAGATTTAGAATCAGCAGAAAGACATTTTCTTTCAGTCAAAGATAGATCTGCAGCGATGGGCGGTTCACCAGGAATTAAAACTGGATTTCAAGCAATCGATGCTGCATACCCTACAGGAATGGCTCCAGGACACCTTATCGTGGCTATTGGATGGCCAGGTAAGGGTAAAACGTGGTTTACATCTTACCTAGCTTGTAAAGCTTGGGAACAAGGCTTTAAACCCATGATTGTTTCTCTTGAAATGTCTCCAGAAAATATGCGAGATCGTATTTATACAATGCTAGGATCTGGTCTATTTAAAGCATCTGATTTTTCAAAAGGTGATATCAATATAGATGATTTCAGAACTTGGGGAAAGAAAAAATTTGAAGGCAAGAATAGTTTTGTTCTTATTTCAAACGAAGGAACGGCAGAAGTTACCCCTGCTACAATTCAGGGTAAAATAGATCAACACAAACCAGATCTTGTAATTCTAGATTATCATCAATTGTTTAATGATAACAAGCGTTCTAATTCAGAAGTTGAAAGAAATAGAAATATTTCTCGTGAATTTAAATTACTCGCAGTATCTAATGGTATTCCAATTATCGATATTACTGCTGCAACTGCAGATGATATATCGGACCAAGATCATCCACCGATGATGAGTCAAGTTGCATGGTCAAAAGCTATTGAATATGATGCTGACATGGCTATGGCAATTCATAGATATCCTCAAACAAATATTATTGAGGTTGTTTCTAGAAAAAATCGTCACGGCCAAGATTTTGATTTCCATTTAGATTGGGATATCAATCGAGGAATTATTAAAGAGCTTTATGACTACGTACAGCCATCGTCCAATTAAACGATTTCAAATTAATGTAGAATTTAGAGATGATTCTGACATGATTAAATTAAAATATCAATATGAATCCATGTTGACGCATAAAATGAAATCAGAAGGTTATGCCAGAGTGCTTGACATAGACCCTGGGTTTTCAGTAGAATTTACTGGAGAGACATGGAAGTTTTTAATGACTTTGCACGGAGTATATGTAGGAAGGAAAAAAGCATGGCAATCAGAAGGCTTAACGCAAGGCAAGTTGATTCTACAAAATACGCCCCAAGCCATATCAAGTCTATAATCAAAGGGCTGGGTATTGAACTTACTGGCGAAACTGGAAATGATTTCTTATGCTATTGTCCATTTCATTCCAATAGACATACCTCTAGTTTTAGCGTAAGTAGAGAAATTGGTGCTTTTATTTGTTTTAATCCAGCATGCGGTGAAGCTGGAACATTAATTGAATTAATTAAAAAAGTTTTAAATAAAAATGACTATGAGGCTATTAGATACATTGCTAATAAGGAAACAGAGTCGTTGAATAACTTTGATGAAATTATGTCCGAAATGTTTGAAGAAAAACCGATGTTCGAAGAATTTTCTCAGGAAACATTAGATAGACTGCATAACGATTTAGCTGGTAGCAAACAGGGTCGAGATTACCTAGAGTCCAGAGGTATTAATATTCAATCAATGAAAGATTTTTTATTGGGATATTCTCCATCCATGAATATGGTTGTTACTCCAGTTCATAGTCCAGACGGCCTTCCGATAGGTATTGTTGGTAGATCAATAGAAGGAAAATCTTTTAAGAATAGCACGAATTTGCCTAAGAGCAAAACTTTATTTAACATTCACCGTGCTAAAAAAATTGGAGATAATGTTATTGTTGTAGAATCAAATTTCGATGCTATTAGAATTCATCAAGCAGGATTTCCAAATGTAGTTGCAACATTAGGTGGATTTTTGTCTACAGAGCAACAACATATTTTAAATAGATACTTTAACAAAATTACAATTATGACTGATGCAGATTCTGCTGGAAGAGAATTAGGCAAAAGTATATCTAATAAATTAAAAAATAAAGACATCTTGTGGGCTTCTTATAGTTATGGTAAGATATACCCACATGAAGCTAAAGATGCAGGAGATATGACCGAAGAGGAAATAAAAACTTGTATAAAAAATGCTGTTTCAGATATTGAATATCGTTCATGGATATGATACAATAGTAATACAGATGGATTTATACCATCAACTATACGAAACGAGGTAATAAAATGGGTCTAGTAAAAGGACTAAAAGATTTAAATAAAGTTATGGAGCGACCACAGTCTACAGGTGGAGAAGGCTCAAAGGCTCGTTGGGTTAAGCTCGACGATGCGGAAAGTATCAAGATTCGATTTCTTCAAGAACTTGATCCTGATTCCCCAAATTATAATGAAAAAAATGGTCTAGGATTTATTGCTGTTGAGCATACGAATCCAGCTGATTATCGTCGCAAGGCTTTGTGTACAATTGATGACCAGGGAAAGTGTTGGGGTTGCGAACAACACCGCAAGGATTATAAAAAGGGCTGGAAGGGACGTTCTAGACTTTACATTAACGTATTGATTGATGATGGCAAGGAAGACCCTTATGTAGCAATTCTTTCACAAGGTTCAAGCGGTAAAACAATTACTCCAACCCTTATTGAGTATGCTGGAGAAATGGGTAGCATTAGCAATTTAATGTGGCGTGTAAAGCGTTCTGGTACAAAGACAGATACAAGTTATACAGCCATCCCACTTGCTAAGGACGAAACACCATTTGATTCTTCTGAATTAGAATTGTATGAACTTGAAAAGGTTGCTGTTCGTGACCTACCTTATACAGACCAAGAAGCCTTCTTTAATGGAGAAGGTTCACACGAGGAAGATCCATCGGCTACAAGCGGTAGCGTCGAGTGGTAATTTAGTGACAAGGGGGCGAAAGCCCCCTTGTACATTAGGGCGGATATGAATTTTACACACCTTCACGTACATAGTTATTATTCTTTAATGGACGGGCTTAATTCTCCAATGGAATTAGCTCAAGCTGCAAAAGATGCTGGTCAAAATGCTATTGCAATCACAGACCACGGCACACTTGCATCACATAGAGAAATGCAATTGGCATGCAAAGAAATTGGGATCAAGCCTATTCTAGGAGTTGAAGCTTATATTTCTCCAACCGATAGGTTTGATAGATCTTCAAAAACAGATAAAAGTATTCAAGCCTACAACCACATTATTCTTTTAGCTAAAAATAAAAAGGGTTTAGAGAATATCAATATCCTACAGGAACTTGCATGGAATGAAGGATTTTATCACAAGCCTAGAATTGATAGGGAGATATTAAAAGAATATGCTGAAGGTATTATTGTCCTTTCTGGATGTCTTAATGGACTTATTAGCAAGGCTATTGATAAAGGAGATTTGTCTGAAGCACGACTTATGCTCAAAGATTTTAAGAAAATTTTTCAAGACGACTTTTATATTGAGGTACAATCTCACAATCCGAAAGAGATTAACGATACCCTTTTAGCATTAGCAGATGAACTAAAAATAAAAGCGGTGGCAACAGGAGATGCCCACTTTGCCAAGGGGGAAGATAAAGTTCTCGAAGAAGCAATGTTAATTTTATCAACATCCCCAAAGGCTGACAAAGATACAGATTTTGAGATGTCTAGAAATATGAATGATATGCTAGATAGGTTTAATTATTTGTATCCAGATCGTAGAATATCATTTCAAGATTATAATTTATTTATTCAGTCTCGTGAGGAAATTGAATCTGATTTTAATAAATCAGGAATTAATCGAACAGACATTTATGAAAACACAGTTGAAATTTCTAATAAAATTGGTGAGTATGAATTTAATAGTGGTCTAGACCTTCTTCCAGTCCCCAAAACGGATGCTGATGAAAAGCTAAGGGAGTTAGCTGAAAAGGGCTTACAGAGGCTTGGAAAGGCTTCTGATGATGTCTATAGAGTTCGTGTAGAAGAAGAATTATCAGTTATTGCTGCAAAGAATTTTGCATCTTACTTTTTAGTTATTGCTGATATGATTAATTGGGCTAAAGATAATAACATTATGGTTGGACCTGGTCGTGGTTCAGCTGCAGGATCTTTAGTTTGTTATGCATTGGGAATTACAGATGTAGATCCAATTAAATATGATTTATTGTTTTTTAGATTTATTAATCCAGAACGAAATGACTTTCCAGATATCGACACAGACTTTGAAGATCGTCGTCGCAAAGAGGTTAAGGATTATCTAAAAAAGAAATTTAAACACGTAGCTTCTATTTCTACATACACTTATTTTAAAGATAAGGGTGTTATTCGTGATGCTGCAAGAGTATTTATGGTTCCGCTTCAAGATGTAAATCGTGCTTTGAAATCAGTAGATACTTTTGAAGATTATATGGATTCTCCAAACACTAAGGAGTTTAGACTTAAATACCCAGAGGTAACTTGGCTAGCAGAAAAATTACGTGGCAAAATTAGAAGCGTAGGTGTACATGCAGCTGGTGTTGTTGTTGCTAAAGATGATATTAGAAAGTTTGCACCAATTGAATCTAGAGAGGATGCACAGGATAAGGTTTCTGGAAGAATACCAGTAGTTGCATATGATATGGATACTGTAGCAGATATTGGTTTGATTAAACTCGATGCTTTAGGATTAAAAACACTATCTGTTATTTCTGATACTATTTCTTCCATTAAAGAAAGAACTGGTAAAAGCATTATTCTATCTGATCTTCCATTAGATGATTCAAAAGTATATTCAATGCTTAGCGAAGGTTATACCAAAGGCGTATTCCAGGCGGAAGCAACGCCGTATACAAATTTGCTGATGAAAATGGGCGTAGATAAATTTGAAGATTTAGCCGCATCAAATGCTTTGGTTAGACCAGGAGCTATGAATACTGTGGGAGCTGCATATATTAACAGAAAACATGGTAGAGAGGCAGTAGAATACACTCATACCATCATGAAGCCTTTTACAGAAAATACTTATGGTGTTATCATATATCAGGAGCAGGTTATGCAAGCATGCGTATATTTGGGAGGGATGTCTTGGTCAGAAGCTGATAAGGTTCGCAAGATTATTGGTAAAAAGAAAGATGCAAAAGAATTCGACCAGTTCAAGGATCAATTTATTACTGGGGCTTCAAAACACATTTCTCAGAAAAAAGCGAAAGCCCTATGGCATGATTTTGAAGCTCATGCTGGTTATTCTTTTAATCGTTCCCATGCTGTTGCTTATTCCATGCTTTCTTATTATACAGCTTGGCTTAAAACTTATTACCCTCTTGAATTCATGTTTTCAATTCTTAAAAATGAAAACGATAAAGATGCTAGAACGGAATATTTAATTGAGGCTAAACGTTTAGGCCTTAAGGTATTATTACCACATGTTAATGAATCTGATTTATATTTTTCATTAAAGAATAATGCAATTCAGTTCGGCTTGGCTGAAATAAAATTTATTTCAGATAGTATCGCAAATAAAATCATAGAAAGAAGACCATATGAAAATTACGCAGACTTTGTCCAAAAAGCGTCTGCTAAAGGCAGTGGTATCAATAGTAGGGCTGTTACTGCTCTTAATAGCATTGGTGGGGCTGCCTTCGAAGATAATGTTAGGACTGGTAAGGAAAAGGAAAATTACTACGAATATCTAGGTATTCCAACATTTAATTTGGAATCAATTCCTCCAAGAATTAAAGCACAAGCACGTCCTATTAATGAGTTTGATGATTTAGGATCATTTGTTATGTTTGGAATGGTTAAAAGCATTAAGCGTGGAACTGGCTGGGCAAGAGTAGAACTCGTGGATGAGACTGGTTCGGTTGGTCTATTTCATAATGAGCAGACTCAAATAGAAACAAATCAAATGTACTTTATTTTGGTCGGAGATAATCGTATTGCTAGGTATATTAAGGTTAGTGACATTAATCCAAATGGCTCTGATTTATTTGTAGATTATTTATATAGAAAAGAATACGATATGGATGAAGATGAATATGTGGTATTAAATTTTACTCCATATAAAACTAAAGCTGGCAAAACAATGGCACACATTGTTATGACAAATAAAGATAAAGAGTTGACTCGTGTGATTGTTTTTTCAAGCCTTTATGCACAAGCATTAGGAAAAATGCGTGAAGGAATGAAGTGTAAAGTAGTATTGTCTACTCTGGAAGACGGTACCCTAATGGTAAAGGAAGTAAAATAATGGACGCACCACAAGATCTTTTGGCATCATTGAATGCCACAAAAATATTAGTAGCCGCATTAGAAACTTTAGGCTCAATTGAAATTCCTGCTCTTACATTTTTAGATGCAGGTGTAGAGGACAGACAGTTGTCTGTAACATATGACGATAAATCATCTTCATTTATATTTAAATTAGGGAGCAAAAATGAATCAAATGAACTCATTAATGACTTCGAGTAAAAATGATATTGTGTTGGTGACCGATAATGGACTGGATGCGTTGGCAGCTATTCTTCATGAAACTGCAATTGAAAAAAGATTTTGGGAAGGTGAAATTAATTACGATAAGATTGGTAATAAACTTGCCCTCGTACATTCTGAAGTTACTGAAGTTTTGGAAGCTATCCGTAAAAATAAAGGGTCTCAAGAAATTGTAGAAGAAATTGCAGATATTTTAATTAGAACGTTAGATGTCTATGCGGCTATGAGAAATACTGAAGATGTAACACATAGCTTAGATGAAGTGCTATTTGCTAAAATGGAAAAAAATAAATTAAGGCCAGCACTTCACGGACATTTGTTTTAATGCTATACTATAAGAAAGATAAGGAATAATAATGAAAACGGTAGGAGATAAATTAGGTCAATTTGTTGTTATTGGCGTCAAGCCAGGCAAATTGGATGTAGAAGATGCGTTTGTGCCACTAAGCAATGAATCGTTTCCAGGACAATGGAAGGTAATTGTTTTTTATCCAAAAGACTTTACTTTCGTATGCCCTACAGAAATTGTAGGATACGATGCATTAGTTAATGAATTTTCTGCAAGAAATGCAGTTCTTATGACTGGTTCCGTGGATAACGAATTTTGTAAAATTGCATGGAGAAATGCTGATCCTCAATTAGCTAAAACAAATTCGTGGTCATTTGCAGATACAGCACACACATTAGCAAATGATTTGGGAATTCATGCTCCGATGGGAGTAACATATCGTGCAACATTTATTGTTGATCCAGAAAATGTAATTCAGCATGTTACAGTTAATGGTTTAGATACTGGCAGAAATCCAGAAGAAACTCTAAGAATTTTAGATGCTATCCAAACTGGAGAAAAAACTGCATGCAGTAGACAAATCGGAGGAGCAACACTTTAATGTCAATTAACATAAATGATGTACTTTCCAAGTTGGACCCTAAAACAAGGGCTAGAGTTCAATCTGCACAAGATATTGTGGTAGAAAAACAATTAACTCCAAGTATTGGTTTAAATATGTCGCTGAAGGGTGGCCTAGGATACGGAAGACAAGTACTTGTATGGGGAAATAAATCTGCTGGAAAGTCATCATTTTGCCTACAAATGATTGCTATGGCACAAAAAGAAGGAAAAACTTGTGCGTGGATTGATGCAGAAGCATCTTATGATCAATCGTGGGCAGAGTCTTTGGGAGTAGATTCTTCTTCTCTTATTTATTCCCCAGCTAAAACAGTTAATGACATGGTAGATGTAGCTACAAAGCTAATGGAAGCAGAGGTTGATCTAATCGTAGTAGATTCAATTTCTGCTCTCCTTCCAGCTATCTATTTTGAAAAAGATGGAAATGAATTAAAAGATTTACAAGATACAAAACAAATTGGAGCAGAAGCAAAGGATATGACCCATGCGGTCAAAATGTTAAATTATGCAAACAAAAACACATTACTTGTTCTCATCTCACAACAACGAAATCAGTTTGGATCTATGCATGCTTCACACATTCCCACAGGTGGAATGGCGGTCAAGTTCTTCTCGTCAACCGTTATTAAACTCTGGTCGTCTGAAGCTGAAGCTAATGCTATTAAGGCTGGCGTTAAAGTTGGCGACAAAATTATCGAACAAAGAGTCGGAAGACCAGTTAACTGGATTATTGATTACAACAAACTCGGCCCCCCTAATTTATCAGGACAATATGACTTTTACTACCAAGGGGAAGTTCTTGGTGTAGATAGAGTTGGAGAAACCCTAGATGTTGCAGAAATGTGCGGCATCATTGAAAAGGGCGGAGCCTGGTATACAATTGAAGAAGAAAGATTCCAAGGTAGAGCTAAAGCAGTGCAATATCTTAGAGACAACCCAGATGTTGTAAATAAATTAGAAGAGGAAATAAATGCCAAATCTTGATGAATTTTTAAACAAACCTGAAGCACAAACTGAATCTATAGAAAATAATTCTCGTTTAGAAAAACATTATTCTATTAAGCCATGCAATCAATGTGATTCTGACTCAGATTATTTTTATTTTAATAATCAAACAATGGAAATGTCTTGGACATGTGCCAATAATCATCACAATAAGTATCAGGTAGGATAATGTCCGAACGTGCTGAAATCAAAAGAGATGGAGCCAAAGGACAAAAAAATTCTGGTCGTGGCGATTACCAAAAGGGCGATGCTACCTGGCATAATTTTGTGGTGGATTATAAAGAGTATGCTAAATCAATCTCGATTTCAACAGATATATGGGCGAAAATCTGTACAGATACTTTTAAAGTTAGTCGGGATAAAAGCCCAGTACTCAAACTCGTCCTTGGTGGAGAAGGTGCTAAAACAAGACTTGCAGTAATTGAATGGGCTATGCTGGAACAATTAATAGAATGTTGGGAAAAACATAATGAATAAAGAAATTTATCCTAAAATTATGGTTTATTCAGATTTATTAAAAGATCCTGACAGATTATATAAAATAATGAAAAAATCTGAACAGGATTCAGATGGAAAATTTTATTTAAGAAAATGGACAGACTGGTCTATTTTCGGTACATATACTCAACAAAAACATGATCCTAAAGAAGAATTCCAAAGCGGAGATCGATATGATGAAGAAAAATATTTATCAGATTCTGTTTATGAGGCATATCAAAAAGCAATTGATCATTACATAGATTATTATGATATTAAACTCCCAGAAACTGCCGAACTTGCCAGTTCTTCTTTTTCAAAATATGATTATCAATCCGTAGTAGAAGATAATGATATGGCAATGCAATATCACACAGATTTTGTTATTTCAGAAAAAGATATGCCTGGCCAAAAATTTTTATTAACATGTACTACATATATAAACGATGATTATGAAGGGGGAGCAGTTGAGTTTTATATTAATGGTGAAATTGTAACCTTCAAGCCAAAGGCTGGGGATATTTTGGTATTCCCATCTGGGGATCCTTATTACCACGGGGTTACTGCAATTTCAAAAGCTCCAAAATTTTTTATTAGAAATTTTATGATGTATGAATTTGACGGTACAAAAGAATGGTTAGATAATCAAAAAAGATACGGTGCAATGCGTTGGTTTGAAATGGAAAAAGATAGGTTATTTTTAGAAAATAAAGGAAACCAAAAATATAGATTTAATGGTAAAGTAGTTTCAGCAGAAGAGTTTGAAACTTTATATGGAGGTAATGATGGGGTCAAATAATAAAATACCGTTTAATAAAACAATTATTAAAAATGGTAGAATTGTTCGTATAAGAAAAGATGGCACAGTCAAAGCAGACTTGGGCCCATATGAACCTAATGTAAAGAAAGAGAAAAATGTTTAAAGAAATATTTATGACAACTATTACTGGTATGGGCGTAGGTGCCGTATTTGCCCTGTTTAAACTTCCTGTCCCAGCACCCCCAGTTTTTGCGGGTTTGATGGGAATTTTTGGCCTTTGGCTAGGTTATGGTTTAATTGGTAGGTTTATTTAATGATAGCTTTTGCTTGGGGTCTTTTAATTGGGTACCTTATCGGAACAGTGGTTGGATTTTATGTTAGTGAATATGATAGAAAGCTGAAAAATGACAACAGATAAAAATACTTTAGAGTTAATTAGTGATATTACTGAATTTAATGATTTGCATGATTTTATGCAAGATGAGCATTTAGATAAAACTCTAGCAATTGTGGTAAAATTGTTAATGAATCCAGATGTACCTTCTGCAAAAGCCCCACATTTAATTATGGAGCTTCAAGCAATGTCGACAAAATTCTCAGTGCTTGCATCAGTTTATTCGACTATTGCAAAAGATAAAGCGGGAACAGAAAATAATAATAAAAAGAATATTTATTATTCAGTAAAGGAGTCCATAGACAAACTTGTAGATGCACTAAAGTATGTCGTTAGGTACAATTCATAATGGGTAGAGATATAGTTAGCAATTTAAAATTTAAAAAAAATACTGGTGTTTTTCAACCAGAAGAATTTGCAAGAATGCTCGATGACGCATACTTAAACACAAAAAGAGGCGATCAATCTTTAACTAAAACATCTTTTAGTCCAAGTAGTATTGGGTACGGACATGGTAATTGCCCTAGATATTGGTATATGGCTTTTAGTGGTGCAATGTTTATTGACGATAATGATTCTATCGCAGTAGCCAATATGGCACAGGGTACGCAGGCACACGAAAGACTTCAGGGTCTTATTAAAACTATGCCAAACTTCGTAGCAGAAGAACAAGAAATTACAAATGAATATCCTCCTATTCGTGGTTTTATAGATCTAATACTGGATTGGAATGGCGAAAAGGTTATCGGAGAAATCAAAACTGCAAAGCAGGAAGTTTGGGATACACGTCAAGCAGAAATGAAATCTTCTGCTAATCATATGCTACAACTTCTTACTTATATGAAACTTACTGATGCTAAAGAAGGATTCTTTTTGTATGAAAATAAAAATACACAAGAGGTTCTTATTATTCCAGTTCAAATGAATGAGCGAAATAAAAAGATCATTGAAGATACATTTATTTGGCTCAGAGAAGTTTGGGATAATTTTAAAGATGGCGACCTGCCATTAAGAGCTTTTACTAAATCTACTTCGTCATGCAAGTATTGTCCTTTAAAAAAAGAATGTTGGGCTGGATCAACTGGTACTGTACAAATTGATGCTTTCGAGGTGCCAAAGATATGATTTGCTTCAATAAGGAATGTGCTAAGGATTTTACTCCTAAAACACATAACCAAAAATATTGTTGCGATGAATGTTGCAGGTTGGCAACAAACAGAAGAATCATGGAAAAATATTATGAAAAAAAAGCAATAAAAAATGGTGCCTTAAGAAAATGCAAAAAGTGTACATCAGAATTAAGTAGATACAATAACACTGAAGTTTGTTCAACATGTGAAAAAAATTTTTATATTGAGAGCAGAAAATTGATTTGGGGTATTATCAATGACATTGGCTAATCTAGTAAAAACAAAAGCCAACCGTGTATTAGGCATAGATGCTTCAACAAATTCAATTGCTTTTTGTTTAATGGAAAATGACATGCCATTAAAATGGGGTAAAATTGATTTAGTCGGAAGAGATATATATGAAAAGATTTATGACGCTAAAGTAAAGACTCATTTGATGCTAGATCAATTAAAAGCAGATTATATTGCCATAGAGGGTGCGGTGTTTGTAAAATCGGCGGATGCTGTTATAAAATTATCCTACGTATACGGTGTAGTTATTGCCGAGCTTATGGCTACTGGTGCTAAAGTTATAACTATTTCCCCTTCTTCTTGGCAAGCATACATAGGCAATAAGAATCCTACAAAAGATGAGAAAGCGGCGATAAGATTAAAAAATCCAGGCTATGCAGATTCATGGTATCAGAATCAACTTAGAAATATGAGAAAGCAAAGAACAGCAGATTATTTTAATAAAAAATTTAATTTAAGCGTAAACGATTTTGATGTTGCAGATGCATTCGGTATCGCACATTTTACCAATACAACATTAACGGAGAGATGATGCAAGCCAATACTCGTGAAGAAGAGTTTGTAATTAATATGTTAAATGGTAAGAGAGACGGGTATTACGTTGAGCTCGGGGCTTTTCATTCAAAAAATGGAAACAATACATATACATTAGAAAAAGAATATGGTTGGAAAGGAGTGGCATTTGATATTGTAGATCATTCAGTAAAAGAATATAATGAAAATAGATCTAACCCATGCTTACTAGAGGACGCCACCACTTTTGATTATAGAAAATATTTTGAAGAAAATAATTTTCCAAAACAAATAGATTTTTTACAAGTTGATGTCGATAGTGGCTATGATAGAGAAGGTAATTCTGTTGTTAGTCCCTATCAAAGTCTTTGGGCGTTATTAAATGTGCCATTAACTACATATAGATTTTCAGTCATTACATTTGAACACGATGCTATTATTGAATATAAAAATATTCCAATGAGAGATGCACAAAGAGAAATTCTTCATTCTTTGGGGTACAAAATGGTTGGAAGAAGTACTCATGAAGATTGGTGGGTAGATCCAAAAGTTATACCATACAATCATTTTAAAAATTATTGGCATGTAAGCGTTCTATGAAACTTTATCAAAGTAAAGACTGGCTATATAGACGCTATGTAGTTCAAAAGAAAAATGTAACTGAAATTGCAAAAGAGTGCGAAGTTTCAGCTATGACTATACAAAGATACCTAGATCAGTTTGGATTAATTAAAAAAAGATGAATTTTGACATAACAAAAATGTGCTATAGAATATTCCATATCCCAGGATATGGGGACTACGGTAATGTAAGATCTAAATTGTACAATGATTTAGATTCATATTTAGAACATAAGATATCTAAATTAAATACCGAAACTATTTTAATTAGCAGTAGAGAGCAATATGACGAGTTTAATAATAAATATAATTTATTAAACCCTAAAATTGATTTTAAATGGGGAGAACTTGGCATTTGGGCAAGCAATCTCTTAGCTATCCAAAACTTTTTAAAATCTGATTATGAATATGTTATGCTTATGGAAGATGATATTTATGTTGAAGATAAAGATAAATTCATTAAGTTGTTATCTGAATACATGAATCAATTACCAGAAGATTGGCAAGCATTTAGTTATTTTGTAGACCCTAATCAGTTTGATAGATTTGGGACTATTACAACAGTAGGTGAAATGACTGGATTTTCCTATACCAGAAAGTTACCAGATGTTGAAAAGGGCCCAGTTGTAAAAGCATACCAGGATTGGTCGATGCTCTGTTATATATTAAATAGAAATTCTGCTCAAAGTATTTTAGACGATGTTAAAAAATTAGGACTTATATTCCCTATAGATTGGCATTTGTTTAGGCAGCCAGAAAAATTTACAACATATACTTTAAGTCCATATGCAGAAAAAGGATGTGACAGATATGACGTTATATCCACTTTTCAATTAAGAGAGGAACCAATTAAAATAAATGACTAATAGCTATAGTCGATCAACAAGTATTCCAAATTGGTTTGCTGGAACAGAATCTGAAAGAAATTTTGAAAGATATACGGAACAGTTTATTGGTAAAGAAAATTTAAACTTTTTAGAAATAGGATCTTTCTGTGGAGATAGTTCTGTATGGATGTTAAAAAATGTTTTAACTGGGTATAATTCAAAACTTACTTGTGTAGACCCTTGGCTAGTAGATGTAGAGAATTTGTCATTTGATTGGAAAGAAATTGAAAATGAATTTGATAAACAAACTGTCATTTATTCAGATAAAGTTTTAAAATATCAAAATTTTAGTAAAGACTGGTTAATGAATAATAGATCTATTTTATATGATTTTATTTATATAGATGGAGATCATACTGGGAAAGCCGTCATAGAGGATTGCGTATTATCTTGGGATTTGCTAAAATTAAATGGAGTCATGGCTTTTGATGATTACGAATGGAATCATCCAGAGCCAAATGAAACAAGTCCTAAAATAGCTGTAGATTTATTTTTACAGACACATAAAAATGAAATTGAATTGATCCACAAAGGGTGGCAAGTCTGGGTAAGGAAAATAAAGGCGGCTTAATAATGAGACCAGTTTTTGAAGATACAGAAACATTTCGTTGTGATGATTTATATTTACATGCAGTATCAGCTCCGTCTGGTACTAAAATATTTAACGTATGTCATGAAATTGCACATTTGCTAATTGATAAAAATATTTCTTATGGGGATTCAGCTTTAAATCCTGCTAGAATATTTTCTCAAGCGGGCCCAACGGAACAACTTAAAGTAAGAATTGATGATAAATTAAATAGAGTTATGAATAACCAAGGATACGCTGGAGATAACGATATTGATGATTTAATTGGATATTTAATTCTTTATAAAATTGCCAATGCTCAATCGGATTGACATTTTGGTCGACTAAAAGTATAATATTACTATATGGAAATTGAATTAGCAGAGCATTTTGACCGCATGAATACGGTAGTTGCTGAATTATTAAAAGGGAATAACCCTACTCAAATCGCCTCTGTAACGGGTTTTAAACGGGCTGAAGTTGTAGATCTTATAGATGAGTGGAAGGCTGTTGTTTATAATGACAGCGGGGCACGGGACAGGGCTAAAGAGGCAATCAATGGTGCGGATAAGCATTACTCTATGTTAATTAAAGAAGCCTGGAAAACCGTTGAAGATGCAGATCAATCTGGTCAGTTAAATGTAAAATCTGGTGCATTAAAATTAATTGCAGATATTGAAGGTAAAAGAATTGAAATGCTGCAAAAAGTGGGGCTATTGGATAACGCAGAATTAGCATCACATATTGCAGAGACAGAACATAAACAAGAAATCTTGGTTAAAATATTAAAAGAAGTAACAGCACAATGTTCTCATTGTAAGATGGAAGTTGCAAAAAGACTTTCTCAAATTACTGGAATTGTTGAGCCTATAGTAATTCAAGAGGGAACTAGTGGCAATTAATTTTGACGACCTTATTGATATTCTGGATGGCGAAGAGTTTGAAGAAAGACCAATTGATCTAAGAACTTTTGTTACTAGTCCAGATTATTTAGGACTTCCTCCTTTATCAGATTATCAATATACTTTAATCGAAAAAAGTTCTCAAATTTATAAAAAGTCTACTCTAAGCAAGTTATTTGGAGAAGACGAAGGAACCAGAATATTTAAGCAAACTGCCAATGAGGTAGTAGCTCAACTGGGAAAAGGTTCTGGAAAAGATTATTGCTCTACAATTGCTGTAGCGTATATCGTATATTTATTGCTATGCCTTAAAGATCCTGCAGCATATTATGGAAAACCTCCAGGAGATTCAATAGATATTATTAACATTGCTATTAACGCACAGCAAGCAAGCAATGTATTCTTTAAAGGATTTAAAACAAGAATTGATAGGTCGCCTTGGTTTATCGGGAAATATAGCGATAAAGCCTCTGAAGTTAAATTTAATAAGAATATTACCGTGCATTCTGGACACTCAGAAAGAGAGGCATGGGAAGGATACAACGTTATTGTCGTAATTCTAGATGAAATTTCTGGGTTTTCAATTGAAAATACAACGGGACACGAACAAGCAAAAACTGGTGTTGCTATTTATGATATGTACAGAGCATCAGTAGATTCACGTTTTCCAGATTTTGGTAAAGTTATTTTGCTTTCATTCCCAAGATATAAAAATGACTATATTCAACAAAGATACGATGCCGTCATTGCAGAAAAAGAAACCGTTGTTCGAAATTATAAATTTAAAATGGATGAAGATCTTCCAGACAACACGGACGGGAACGAGTTTGATATTGAATGGGAAGAAGATCATATTATTTCCTATAAGATTCCTAAAGTTTATGCTCTTAAAAGACCTACTTGGGAAATCAATCCTACAAGAAGCATTAATGATTTTAAGGTAGCTTTTTATACAAACCCATTAGATGCATTAGCAAGATTTGCCTGTATGCCACCCGAGGCCGTAGATGCATTTTTTAAATCAAGAGAAAAAATTGAATTAGCATTTAATAATACAGCTTTAGCGGTAGATGATTTTGGAAGATTTCAAACATGGTTTGCCTCAGATCCAGATAAAGAATACTTTATTCACGTAGACTTGGCTCAAAAACATGACCATTGTGCAGTAGCTTTAGCACACGTACAAAAATGGGTAAATGTTAAAGTAACTAATGATTATTCACAACCAGCTCCAATAGTCGAGGTAGACGCTGTAAGGTTTTGGACACCAACTGCAGATAAGTCTGTTGATTTTACCGAAGTAAAAGATTATATTTTATCTTTAAGAACATTAGGGTTTAAAATAAGGGTCTGCACCTTTGACCGATGGAACTCTCACGATATGATGCAACAACTAAAACAATACGGAATTAACACAGAAATTCTATCGGTTGCTAAAAAACATTATGATGACATGGCAATGGTTGTATTAGAAGAAAGATTGCGTGGGCCACATATTAAGTTGTTAATTGATGAACTTCTTCAATTAAGAATTATGCGTGATAAAGTAGACCACCCAAGAAAAGGTTCTAAAGACTTAGCAGATGCTGTTTGCGGTTCTATATATAATGCAATATCTAGAACAAGATTCGACAATAACCCAGAGGTAGACATACATACTTTTGAATCAATGAGTTACGATCAAGATTTTGGGACTCCTGCAGATGGAGAAACTTATAACTATAATATGATTAGGGCACCTAAAATGCCTCAGCATCTTGCAGATGCATTAGACGGAATGGAAATACTGTGAGTATATATCAAGAAAAAGCAAAAGAATGTAAATGTTGTGGAAAACATGTCCCAATGCCAATAGTTTTAAAAGAATATAATGGAGTAACCCTGTGTCCGACAACGTTTGCTAATGTTATAGAGTATAAGAGAATTTGGAAAGCTTTTGGTTCTAGACCTATGGGAAACATAAGAAAACATTTTTCTGAATATGTTCAACAAATAGTTGAAGAAACTATTGACAAAAATGAAGACGGAACAATACAATAACAACTAGGCAACAGTAGCTTAGTTGGTTAAAGCCCCGAACTCATAATTCGGTAATCGTAGGTTCAAGTCCTACCTGTTGCACAAGGAGATCGTATGGAAGAGGATTTTAAATCAGAAATGCTAGAATATTATATGTCTATAGGTGCAATAAGTATTGAGGCTATAGATGAAAATGGAGAAATTTTGTATGAAATTACTGAGCATGCAAAAGATGTTGCCCCAGAATTATGGGCAGCCCATACAGAATATGTGGATGAAACATTATTAGATCTATATAGCAAAGAACTTATTGAAATTGAATATAATGAAAATCTAGAAGCAATAATTCATTTATCTGAAGAGGGTTATAAAATTGCTTTGGAAAAAGGAGTAATCCCACCAGAAGGATATCAGGGGATATGAAAGAATTATATTCAGGAATTTTTATTATTGAAAATTTTCTTACAGAAGAAGAACAAAAATATCATTTAGATTTAATAAACTCCTGTTCTGCAGAAGATTGGACAGGACTTGCGATTAAAGAAATTGAGGATTCATATCAGGGTGATTCAGAAAAAATCAAATACGAAGTAGACAACAGGAACACATATTGGGACGATAAAGTAATTATTGTGCCAAATGAACAACTAAATAATATTATAGAAAATCGTATTTCAAAAATTTTTAATGATGAATTTAAGATAACTAATGTAGGAAGAATCCAAAGGCAATATCCTGGATCTGAATTGCAAGTTCATTATGACCAAGGCAGTAACCCAACTTTACAAAAAGCTGTGTTAATATACTTAAATGATGATTATAATGGAGGAGAATTATTTTTCCCAGATCACAATTTTTCAATTAAGCCACCTGCAAGGAGTTTAATTACTTTCCCTGGCACAAAAGATTATTTGCATGGAGTTAAAATTTTATTAGATGGTCCAGACCGATTTGTTTTGCCATATTTTGGATTTACAAAATGACTTTAAATGTTTCTATATTTGGAGTTGGTCAAGTTGGTGGGCCGCTTGTAGATTTAATTAACCAAGACAATCGTCTTAAATTAGTAGGAGTTTCACGAAGCGACAATCAAACGGTTTTAAGTAATGAAAAACCAGATATTGTTATAGAAGCAATAGGCCCCGCAGATTATGCTAAACTGCTGTTGCTTCAAGCAATGAGAAACGGTCATGATGTTATTAGTTGTAATAAAGAAGCAATTAGACTTTATAGCGATGAATTGTTTAAATGTGCAGAAGAAAATAATGTAACTATTTATCTTACTTCAATAGTTGCTGGATTCAAAAACAATGAGTTTCCTACACCATTAACACATAAAAACTTTAATGAATATTTAAATTTAAATCCATTTGGATTTCGTGGTGCAGGCGGAAAAGAAACAGCACAGGAAATGTACAACGACATATTAAGATCTATTGACAATCCTGTCGATAATATATAAAATAGAATTATGCCTTCGTAGCTCAGGGGATAGAGCGAGACTCTTCTAAGGTCTGCGTCGCAGGTTCGATTCCTGCCGAGGGCACGATGCCCCTCTAGCCCAGCGGTAGAGGCAGTGGACTTAAAATCCATCCAGCATTGGTTCGAATCCAGTGAGGGGCACAAGGCTTCTATAGCTCAGTTGGTAGAGCAGCAGACTTTTAATCTGCGGGTCGTTGGTTCGAATCCAACTGGAGGCACTTTAATTTAACAATGGTATAATTGTATTATGGACGAATTAATTTCAAAATTACAGCAATGGCAAGCTAATTCAGTTGTATTATATAGTACTGCTCATGGATTTCATTGGAATGTAGAAGGTGCTTTATTTACTCAGTACCACGCATTCTTTGAACAAATTTATACAGATGTGTATGAAACAATTGATACGATTGCAGAATGGCAAAGAAAATTTAATGCCCCAGCACCGTTTACTCTCGGAGATTTTACAAGATTAAATACTTATGGAGATATAACTTCCCCATCTACTTCACCATTATTGATGTCACAAATTCTTTTAACAATGACTGAAAAAATGATTGAAGATGTTAAAGATTTGTTTGACATAGCAACACAGAATAGAGAGCAAGGCCTTGCTAATTTTTGTGCAGATAGACAAGACAAATTACAATTCTGGGCTTGGTGGTTACGTTCAAGTCTTAAATCAACAATTAATTAGGAGATAAAATGGCAGCGGCAAAAGGAACAGCAGCAAGATTAGTAGAAGTAGCTTTGGCGGAAGAAGGTTATGTAGAAGGTCCAAAAGATAACGAAACTAAATATGGTGCATTTACAAAAGCAAACTTTTTACCATGGTGTGGAAGTTTTGTTATGTGGTGTGCAAACGAATCTAGTGTAACAGTACCAAATACAGTGTCAACTATGGCTGGTGCAGCATCATTTAAAAAAATGGGCACATGGACAGATGCACTAGGTGCTACTCCAGAACCAGGAGATATTGTTTACTTTGACTTTGCAGCAGGCGGAGCACCTATTGAACACGTAGGAATTGTTATTAAAAACAATGGTGATGGAACAGTAACGACCATCGAAGGAAATACTAGCGGAGACAAAAAGAAATCAGGATCTCAAGCAAATGGCGGGGAAGCCGTAGTTAAAGTACGTGCCTACAAGAAAAATTCTAAGGGTATTCCATCATTTATCGTAGGATTTGGTCGTCCAAATTATAAAGGTAATGAAGTAACTGCTAAAGTAGTTCCATCTACGCCACCAGCATTTCCAGGACAAATAAAGCCTGGCGATAAAGGTGATAGTGTAAAGGTAATTCAACATGCACTTACTTTGGTAGAAGATGGGGATTATGGTCCAGCAACTAAAGCTAAAGTAATTGCTTTTCAGGATAACCATCCAGGATTAGATTCTAACGGAATTGTAGGCCCTAAAACTTGGGCAGAATTGGTAAAACTTCTTTAATGAAAAATAAATTACATATTGGCATTACACTAGCATTTTTTGTTGCCATTACTTCGGCTGGTGCGTCTGCATCAACTACAAAAACTAAAGATTCTTTAGATTGGGTTGTTCAAAATAAAACAGTAACTCCTGGAGTTTTAAACAACTCAGTAAATCAATCTAATATTGCTACAACTGTATGCAAGTCTGGTTGGACTGCAACTATTCGTCCTACAGTTACATATACAAATAAATTAAAAGACACACAACTTAAAACTACATATGCATCGTATACTAAATTATGGGGACCATCAGCTTCAGGGTATGAAGAAGATCACCTAATTTCTTTACAGCTAGGTGGTAACCCATCAGATCCAAAAAATTTATGGCCAGAGCCATATGCTGGAAATGGTGCACGTAAAAAAGATGTTGTAGAAACAGCTTTAAAACGCTTAGTTTGTGCTGGAACAATTAAATTAGTTGATGCTCAAAAAGCTATTTTGGACTGGCCATCAGCATATAAAAAATATGTAACATCTGCCGATGCTCCAGATACTTCCGACAACTAATAATTAATGCTATAATATATTAGTGCTTGCCAAATGGGGGCACTAATTTAACTCGCTTAAAAGGAGCAAAAAATGGTAACACAATTCGCCATGGATCTTTTCAAGGATCCATTTTTTATTGGTTGGAATCGAGAAGTAGAAAGATTTAACAACCTAAGTCAAGTAAATCGTGGAGCATTTCCACCTTATGATTTACTCAAATTGGATGAGGATACATATAAATTATCCCTTGCAGTTGCAGGTTTTACAAGAGATGACCTAACAGTTTCTATAGAGGACGGAAGTCTTTGGATTACTGGAGAAATTACAGAGGCAGAAAATGTCGAGGTAGTTCATAAGGGAATTGCTGCTCGTAAATTTACACGAATTTTTGAATTAAGTGAATATATGGAAGTAGATAATGTAGAGCTTAAAGATGGCATGTTAAATATTGAAATTATTAGAAATGTGCCAAAAGAAAAGCAACCTAAAGTACTAAAAATTAAATAATATAGTATAATAATAATCTGCACCCTTTCATCGGGGAGTCGCAGATTGTGTCGGGGGAGACAGCGACAATAAATATCTGGTATAGTCCTGAGCATGACTGTAAAAAACTGCTCCTTTAATAGAAAGATATTTTATGATTATACAGGTTATCGGATTACCAGGATCTGGAAAGACCACGTTTGCTAAAAATTTAGCAGATAGAATTAATGGCATACATTTAAATGCCGATGAGGTTCGTGCTGAGCTTAATAAAGATTTAGGATTTAGCCCTGAAGATAGAATTGAACAATCTAGGCGAATGGGTGCACTATCTAGACTTCTTTCTAAACAGGGATACCATGTTGTTGTAGATTTTATTAATCCAACACAAAAAACTAGAGAAGCATTCGGAAAGCCAGATAAAGTTGTTTGGATGAATAGAAAACCAGTTAGAGATTTTCCAGATACGACAGCTATGTGGGAAACGCCATCAAATGTTAATTTAGTATTTGATGATTTAATGGAAACTGAAACAGCAACTAGAGTAACATGCATCGATTTCAATTTACCAGATTGGCGTAAACCAACTACTTTAATGTTAGGTAGATACCAGCCATGGCATGAAGGACACCATGCTTTATATGAAGAGGCTAAAAAAAGAACAGATCAAGTTATGTTGGGAGTAAGAAACACTTATTTAACTAGCGAAAAGGATCCCCTAACATTTGAACAGGTGCAGGGATATATTGATCAGGATGATTACATGAAAGATGCAATGATTGTTAAAATGCCAAATATTACTAATATAGTTTATGGCAGAGATGTTGGTTATAAAATTGAGCAGGTATCGTTAGGAACAGACATTGAGGCTATTAGTGCTACTCAAAAACGTAAAGAAATGGGTATCTAAATTGATCGATTTAATGTTTTTGGGGGCAGGCCAATGAACGTAACACATTCACGTTCTTTTATTAAAGCTGTTACTTGGAGATTTACAGGAACTGTAGATACATTTATATTATCTTATATTATTACTGGAAAAGCTAAGCTTGCCTTAGCAATCTCTGGTATGGAAATATTTACCAAAATATTTCTTTACTACGTACACGAACGTGTTTGGAATAAAATTCAATGGGGTAGAGAATAATGCCAGTTTATGAATACAAATGCAAGCTAGATGATTCTCATGCAAGGCTTTCTGTTACACGATCTATCGGCGAAGAAGACCCTGGCTATAGATGCGAAGAATGCGAATCTGAAATGACAAGATATTTTAGCCCATTTGGTATACAATTTAAAGGTTCTGGCTTTTACAAAACAGATAATCCTAAGTAGTTTAAACTAACATTCTGCTATAATTACTAAGTAAGCAAAAATATTGCATTACTTAGGAGGGTCATTAGTTGACCAGAATAAAGCTACTTATTTCCAGCCTATTTGTTGTGGGCTGGTTTTTTATTGCTCAGCCATATGCCCATGCAGACGAAATTACAGTTCAAGTAATACCTGCCGATCCCTCAGTAATAGACACTTCAACAGTCACATCTCAAATAACAATTCAAGCAGTACAAAATAAAATATCTGATGCTCAATCCACACTAAATGCACTATCAAAAACTCAATCTTCTGCAATAATTCAAACTATTCAAACAAATGTTGCCAATACTGATACTGCTACGGCTATATCTATTGCCACTACGCAAGAGCCTATTTCTACAGCGGTACTTGCAGTCACTCCTAAAATTGAGTCAGCAACAGCTACTATAAATGCAGCACAAAATGCAGTTCAAGTAGCAATATCTGCTCAAACAAATGTGGATACTCAGACAGCAACTGTTGCAATATCTCAAACTACTTTAACATCTGAAGTTGCAAAATTACCAGATCTTAAAAATACTCAAAAAACAACCGAAACTGGTTTTTATACAGAAAATGGAAACCTTGGTACAGCAACAAGC